TTCGATCTACAAGTCATTCAGCAAATTGAAATGAATGAGATGGTTAGGATGAATAATTATAGCTTTGAAATTAGAAATGATAAGTTAAGAATATTCCCCATCCCTTCTCCAACTGATGGGGGAGGAAGTGCTGGGAGTATTTGGTTTGAATATATTTTAAGAAATGAAAGAGTAAATGGCTCTTTACAACAAGCACCTACACAAGTAACTAACGTGTCTAACGCGCCATATAACAACCCAAATTATAACTTCATCAACTCCGTTGGTAGACAGTGGATATTTGAGTATACATTGGCTTTAAGTAAAGAAATGCTGGGGTATGTACGGGGTAAATATAGCACAATCCCTATCCCAAATTCCGATGTTACTCTGAATCAAAGTGATTTATTATCTGCCGCTACTGCTGAAAAAACATCACTGGTACAAAGATTGAGAGACTATTTTGATGAAACTTCTAGACAATCTTTATTAAATAGAAGAGCACTAGAGGTAGATTCTAAAATGAAAGAATTACAACAAGTCCCTTACACTATATATATTGCTTAAGCATATATCAAAACATTTAAAATAAAATAATTATGGCTCTTTTCACTGGACAAAGAGATGTTTCTCTTGTAAGAAAGTTTAATAGAGAACTAATGGGTAATATAATTACTCAACAGTCCTCATTTTATCAATACATGAATGCTGAAACTAAAGTAAACTTATATGGTGAAGCATCAGACGAAAAATATTATAATGGTCCTTTTTTATTTAATTGTTTAATTAGTCGAGAGGGCCAACAATATACCCCTAATGAAATGGGGGTTGTAGATTATGCTAGGGATATTCAATTTTACTTTTTAAGAGATGATTTAGTGGATGCGGGTGTAATACCTCAAATAGGGGATATTATTTTGTATGAAGAGGGTTATTATGGGGTACAAGGAGTTAGTAATAATCAATATTGGGGAGGTAAAAACCCACAATATCCAAATAATGGCTCAGACGGTCAAGTAAATCCTTTAAACCCTGGTTTAGAAGGATTTGGCAGTAATATATCAATACTATGTAACACATATTATATCCCTAGCGATAAAGTAGCAATTTCACCTTATAGTGAAAGATTCTAACTATAAAAAGGATGATAAGTGGATATAAAAAAACAATATAAATAAATGTCACCAAGAAAACCAATACCTAAAACTCAGTCTTCAATTAGTACTTCTAAACAAAAACCTCTAAAGGAGATTGAAGGTAGAAGTACTGCTCCTTCCTCAGATTCTCTAAATACCAACTCTAATATACAGGAAACAGGGATAGATTTTGATAGATCAGGCCAAATGAGCTATAAAAGAGATACTACAAAACAATTTTCAGTTGGTATCCAAGATATAGACGAAGCTGTTTTTTATTATTTTAAAAATGTAATTAAACCCTTTATATATCAAAATGGAACCCGAAGAGAAGTACCTATAACTTATGGTTCTTCTGAAAGATGGGTCCAATTTCAAAAAACAGGGACTTATAGAGATAAAAATGGAGCTGTAATGTTGCCTAGTCTTATAATTAAACGTAATAGTTTAACTAAAGATAGATCAATATCAAATAAATTAGATGCTAATATGCCTAATCTATATGGTACCTACTCCCGACAATTTAGTCCAAAAAATTTTTATAGTAATTTTTCTACTTTAAATAATAGAAAACCTGTAGAAACTTTCCAAGTAGTAGCACAACCCGATTATGTTACATTAGAGTATAGTTGTTTAATACAAACATACTATATGGAACAGTTAAATAAAATAATAGAGGCTTGTGAATACTCATCTGATGCCTATTGGGGTGACCCAGAAAGATTTCAATTTAGAGCATTTATAGATAGTTTTTCTACTGCTACTGAAATATCACAGGGTAGTGATAGATTAGTTAAAGGTACCTTTAATATAAGATTAAGGGGATACATTATACCGGATACAATACAAAAAGATCTAAATTCAATAAAGAAATTTAATTCTAAAGCAAAAGTTACTATTACATCTGAGATAGTATCAAACATAAATGATATTGATAAAATTTCAAATCCTACTAGTGATAATAGAAAAAGAATTTAGATTTTAAGAAATATAATTCATATGTATAATAAATAAATATATAAAACCATGCAACAACTAAAGTTATCCGAAAGTGAAATGTTATCCTTAAAAGAACACCAAAAATCAGTAAATACTTTGATTTGGGATCTAGGTGAATTAGAGTTAAGATTAATGGATTTACAAAATCTTAAAGACTCCAAAAAAGAAATCTTGAAAAAAATTAATGAGAGTCAAGAGAAAACAGCTAAAGAATTACAAGCCAAATATGGTGAAGGAAATATTAATGTAGAAACGGGGGAATTTATACCATCAGAATAAATTTTTGAAACCTCCTCCAATATTTATCATAAAAACAAATATTTAAATATAAATAAAACAATGGCAGAAACCTTATTATCTCCCGGTGTATTAGCAAGAGAAAACGACCAATCCTTTATTGGATCTGCACCTTTAATTTTTGGTGCCGCCATTATAGGCCCAGCAGTTAAGGGACCAGTAGGCATACCAACTCCTGTTAGCTCTTTTTCTCAATACGAAGCTATTTTTGGAGGAGCAGTAGAAAGTGGTTCTCAATTCTACACATATCTAAACTCAGTATCGGCTCAAAATTATTTCTCACAAGGAGGAGAATCTTTACTAGTAACTAGAGTAGTTTCAGGATCTTTTTCATCAGCTGTTACCTCAGGTAGTGCAGCAGGAGCAAATAATTCAGGAATAGTTAGTCGAGATTTTAGCACCAACGCTAAAACTTCTTTCCAACTAGAAACAATCTCCGAAGGAATTATTATGAATAACTGGTCATCTTCAGATGCCGCTGATGGTACATTAAAAAATGGTACTTCAGATAATTTAAGATGGGAGATAAATTCAGTAAACACATCTTCAGGTCAATTCTCATTATTAATCCGAAGAGGAAACGATACTACTAATCAAAAAGCTATTTTAGAAACTTATAGTAACCTATCGTTAGATCCTACTGCTGCTAATTACATATCTAAAGTTATAGGTAATACTTTTCGCACAGTTGAGTTAGATGGTACTGATTACTTTGTTAAAACTAATGGAGAATATGTAAATAGAAGCGCATATGTAAGAATATCAGAAGTAAATCTTCCAACACCTAACTATCTAAACAATGATGGTAGTGCTAAAATTCAATACACAGGAAGCTTACCAGCTATAGGTTCAGGTTCATTTGCTTCCGCTACGGGTAATAACATAAGTATAGCCCAATGTAAATTTAACGAGAATATTGATATAAATAATATTCAAGGTCTTAAAGCTAGTGATTATACTTCTTCAATCCAATTGTTAAGTAATAAAGATGATTATAACTTTAACGTAGTATCAGCTCCAGGGTTAATTCATTCATTACACCCAGCAGCCACCAACATGTTAGTTACACTTGCTGAAGCCAGACAAGATTGCATTTCAGTTATAGATTTAGTACCTTATAATTCTGGAGTAAATACTGTAATTGGTGCCTCAAGTGGATTCAATACTAGTTATTCTGCTACTTACTGGCCTTGGTTGCAATCTATAGATGCCTCAACTGCACAAACTGTATGGAGCCCTGCTTCGGTATTTATACCGGGTGTATACGCTTTTACAGATGCATCATCTGATCCTTGGTTTGCACCTGCGGGTTTAATTAGAGGTTCTTTAGGGAGTGTTATTAGAGCTGAAAGAAAATTAACTGCTGGAAATCGCGATTCATTATATGGAGCTAATATTAACCCAATAGCCTCATTCCCAGGAAGTGGAACAGTAGTATTTGGTCAAAAAACACTACAAAAAACAGCATCAGCCTTAGATAGAATAAATGTTCGAAGATTATTAATTTCCCTTAAAGCATACATTTCTCAAGTTTCAGATAATTTAGTATTTGAACAAAATACAATTGCTACAAGAAATCAATTCTTAAGCCAAGTTAATCCTTACTTAGAATCGGTACAACAACGTCAAGGATTATTTGCTTTTAAAGTGGTAATGGACAGTACTAATAATACTTCTGATGTAATTGATAGAAATGAGCTAGTAGGTCAAATATTCTTACAACCAACAAGAACTGCAGAATTTATAATTTTGGACTTTAATGTGCTTCCAACAGGGGCAACTTTTCCTTCATAATAAAATCAAAAGCATACATTTTTTCCCTTTTGGGTATATGTATAAATAACAACAATAAAAAAATAATAAAATAAAATAATAATTATGGCAGTATTAGATCCTAATGAAATCTTCTTTACAGCTTTTGAACCTAAACAAAAGAATAGAT